ACCTTGCCACTGCTTGTGTACTGCCACATACCATATGTTCTGCCGTAGTTGCAACGTGAGCCGTACTCAGCGACCCAAAGAGCATATCTCTTGGCAACAGAAGCAGATATGTACTGCTGTAAAGGCGAACGGCTGATATACAGTCCTGCCCAGTAGCCTGCGTGTTCAAGTGCATTGCAGAAAGTCTTGACAAGGCTGTTGCAAAATGCTCTGCCCTTTGCGAACTGTGAACGCTCCTCAAGGTCGAAGTATATCGGATACTCAAACGTCTTGCCCTTGATAGCGTTGATACAGGTCTGAGCCTCTGCCTTTGCCTCAGCGACAGTTGCCGCATAGCTGTACCAGTAAGCACCGACCTTTAGCCCTGCCGCCTTTGCTGCCTTGTAGTGCCTCTCGAAATATGGGTCTTTCTGATTAGCGTACTTGCCATAGCCTGCACGAATGATAACGAAATCGACCCCCGAAGCCTTGACCTTCTTGAAGTCAATGTTGTGCTGATACTGTGAAACGTCAATACCCTTGAATGTCTTTGCCATAAAAATTACTTCCTTTCTAAATCATCAATCCTGTGATTAGCCACCTTGATTTTCTCGTCGATCAAAGCATAATCCTGTTCCAGCTTATAGGTGCGAGCAATAACACTGTTGTGCTTATCCACACGCTCAGACAACTTATCAATCTTGTACTCGATAAGCTTTTGGCTATCATACTGCGCCTGTTGCATAGTCTTACGACTGTTAGATGCTATGACAAGCTGACACACTACCGCCGAAGCAGCTGTTATCAGTGCAACGATAATTGCTTCCGTCACTCGTCATCACCTGACTTTCTTTTGGCTGACTGCGTGCCAAAGTAGAACGATATCACCACAGTAAACACCGTGATGAACTGCTCTGCTGAAATCGTGCGGCGCAGCGCCAACACGCAGAACACCGCTGTCAAGAACAGCGTTACAATGGACTTTACATCAATGAGTTTTGCTAACTTCTGCTTCATGGTATACCTCCTTTGTGATTTCTTTGAACTGCTCCGGACTAATAACGCCTGCCTTGACAAAATCTTTGACCTTTGCCAGCGAATACACGCCCAGATCATAGAAACGTTTAATAATGCTGTAATACATCACTCGCCCTCCTCACCTATCAGCGTGCCTGTCATAGCAGCTGTGTATAGCACTTGTGCCATTATTTTGTCCTGCTCGGTCACTGTAGGTTTTTCAAAATCTTCTTGGGATAACCCTAGTTTCTTCATCATTTTCTTCTGCAACTCTGTCATGTTGTACCTCCCACTTCACTTAGTTTTACAACGTACTCTTCCTCTGATGGCACTGGTATACGATAACTGTCGCCATTGCTGTTTTTGAACGTTATGCTACCCTTTGCCTCGACTTCGATGTTTCGCAGAAAGTCATCGTCAATCAGGGTTGAAATGTCGGTGACGATTGGCGACGCAAGTTCGTAATATAGGATAACGCCTGACATTGCCTGTTTAAATGCGGTGGCGTCGGTGTAGGACGTATCGTTGACATATACATATCCGTCAACGCTAGCATTAGTCGTTATACCTGTTACACTGGTTTTGCCCCACATAGCATTCTGCGTTTTCGCCAAATATTTTGAACAGATGATGTTTGGCAGAATGTTATAATTCTTTGTCAATTTCTGCCCTGTAACTTGCGATGTTTGAAAACCTACTTTCCCACTGTCACCTGCAACCCAATTCAGCGTTCCCAAATCAACGCTGCTCACGCACTGAACGTATCGTTTATTCTCATAATCAACGTAGTTTCGTGCCGTTCCTGCCGACCAGCCGTAGCCAGGCAATGCTTTGATGGCTTCGGGGATTGGGTGTTCGTTGCGGTGATATGGGACGTAGGTTCCCGAACTATCAGCTATCAATGCTATATCATTTTTGTAAACATTGCCATAGTCTGGCGGAAGCGTAAAACGAACATAGAATGCGTTTAATGGGGTTATAAATGCTTTGTTTGGGTAGACAATTTGCCCGTTGTTGTCGTTATAGCCAATGTACTTTTTGTTATGGTCATAAAATCTGGTTTTCACATTTTCAATTTTGGCACTACCTGCGTACACGAAGATATAGGTTGAATTTGGTATAATTGGCGTATAGTTTTTTGAATATATAGCCTCTTTTGAACCTTCGTCATTGCCACTAGATGCGTTAATCGAACCAACTCCCCATACTTCGTCCCACAAATTTCGTCCCTGCTCCACAACGCTCTCAACCCCAGCACTGACAACCTCCCCAGCACAGTATGGGTAGTAATCGGCTGGAAACATTTCCTCAAATTCTTCCACGCTTGTGGGTTCGTTTTCGCTTCCGAACATGGCGGTGAGGTCATAAATCTGTGGCGTGATTGAAAAATCTACAGTTATATTAGAATTTACACGGAACGCAATTGCAATTGTACCATTTCCATCCATTGTAAATATTATACCTTTGCCGTATTCATGCCACCTATTTCCGCCGTTATCGTTGTAAAAACCCGTACCACTAGACAGCGCAGTAGTATCACTGGCGTGCGAATGGAATAAATATTTATGATTTGAAATTCCGGTTTGTACCGGGGATATCGGTATAAAACAAACCGCTGACGACGTGCCACTGATATGCAGCGATTTGCTATCAATTTTTGTAGTTGCAATACCATTAGATGTTTTTTCGACAATCTGTGATATTAGCTGGTTCCATACAATAGACCTACCGCCAATATTTTTCACCGACATCAGCTTCGCCCCTGTCGGCACTGTCTTAGCATATGCCGTATCTGTGTCCGTTTCAAACTGGTGTGTGATACCATTTTCCATATCGTATAACGCATTTACCCTACGTTGCAGTTCCTTGTCCGACAGCTTCACACGTCCTATCTCAGCCGTGTTCTCAGCGATTTTTCCAACAGCGGTAGTGTAGTCCTCAGGCAGACTATCAGCTATGGATTGTGCTGTCTGTGCGGCGGTTTCAGCAGCTGTTCTGTCCTCTGCGACCTTGGCGGCGTTTTCTACCACTGTAGCCTTATCGGCTGTCACCTGCGTTGCCATATCGGTCACCGCCTGTCTGTCTGCCGCAGTGCTGTCAGCACAGGTCTTAGCGGTTTTGGCATACCCTGCAGTTATTGTCTTATCCGCCTCGGTCTGCTGTGCTGCCGTTGATGCTTGCGCTGCTGATACCTTAGCATTGTTTTGCGCTGTGACCGCCTCAACACGTGCGTTTTCTGCACCCTGCCTTGCGGTTTCTGACTGTGCTGCGGACGTTTCAGCCGCTGTCTTTGCGGTTTCAGCACGGCTTGCCGCCTGTTCTGCGGTATCTGCTGATTTCTCTGCGTCTGTGGCAGATTTTTCTGCGTTTTCAGCCGCTGTTGTCGCCGTTTCTGCAGCAGTGACGGCGGTCTGCATATCTGCGTGTACCTGCCTGCCTATGGCGTCTATGCGGTCTAGTGCATCCATAGACACATCGGGCGATGGTACTGCATTATCGTCTATAGCCGCCCCTATTCGCAGTCGAAAAATTCGTGATTTTTTAACTAAAATATACTCGTCGCCTGACAGTTTTTTTGCACATATCTGACACGAAACTGTCTGCGCTGAACGCAGTATATCTGCCGTAGGTGTCCATGTGCCGCCTGTGATATCGACCTCATAGACAGTGCCGTCGCCGTAGTCTATGGATAGCACATAGCGGTCTGCGCCGTCTATCTCCATGCCCTCGACAGACACAGGACGGGCATTTGTTTCACCAACATAGCCTAGCAATGCAGTGTTCAGCGTTACTTCATAATCTGCATTTAATGTTATCGTCATTTAATCACCCCTCTTTACTCTATTGCAATGTAGTCAACATAGTATGTTCCTGTTGGAACGGTTTCCAATGTTGGCCCGTTATTAGCTCCCATGCAGACACTCATATAGTATGACGTTCCTGACCCATAAACGTGGGTGCAGTAGTTCTGATATGGTGTTGGTGTGTCTGTCTGCCGTAGCGTTGCTATTACCTGTTTAGGCGCAAAGGTCAGTCCAAGCGGTATCTGCATCAATGGATTCGCTTTCGTCATCTTGTATTCCACAGTGCCATAGTGTATCTTGCCGGCTCGGCTCAGTATCTCATCGATTTCCTCGCCTGCGTGTTGCATAGGATAGTCGTTGATATCTTGCGCCAATGTCAAATTTTCATCAGCCATTATCTCGCCCCCCTTAAAGCTGTTCTTCTACCGACAAACCTACCGCCGAAATATCAGCACTCAGTCCGCCGTCAAAGTTAAAACCAAGATTTGTTATCGGTATATCATAGCTGTCTGTGCCGTTGGTGTATGTCACCACGTCACCTATGTCGAAACGTGGGTCACCAAGTCTGTGGTACAATTCGGTAGTGTACCACGAAAATCCACCTATCCTGCGCCACAGAGATTGCAAAAGTGACTCTGTCATGTATGGGTTTTCAAATTCCAACACACGTCCTTGCGTGGTATCTGTCACACCAAGCGACAACGTTACATCATCACTCACTTTGCAGATAATGCCCACGATAGCGTTTTGTCGTTCGCTAAGAGTAGGCAGGTCTATTGTGTTGTTATCCAATGTTTTTACGCTCTTGCCGTACCACTTTCGGACGTATTTTCCGTACCTGTCAACATACCCGAACTGCCCCTGAGCTGAGGCAAGGTAAGACAGCATTTGCCGCATGGTCACGTCCTTTGGCACTGAGCTGACCTTGAAATAGAAATACTTTGAGTACAGCACCTTGCCGTTCTTATCTATCAGCCTTCTGCCGTTCTTGTCACGCAGTAGTCGCACCTCTGTATAGTCATTACCGTTCTGCAAGCCTAATTGTCTGCATATGTCGTCTTCAAAGGCTTTATTCCAGTTTGGCATAGGAATATGCGGCACATATGGCTTGTCTGAAAAGTACAGCCTGTCCGCCATTGTCAGCTGAACACTGCCGCCCGATTTCTTTGATTTTACGCAGGTGAAACGCCCCATTGGTATTTTTTCGTCATTTGTATCAGATGAAGTTGCGTCCTTTGTATACAAACTGAAAACATACTCATTCCCAAGATACTTAGTTCCGTCGTCAACAAGCTCTGCCGTCACACTTTGAGAACAGACAGCTCCAAGCTCTATATCATCACTCAGAGATGTTGATTGAATGTCCGTCTGAACGTTCTGAATGCCATCATATGCCACAGGTGCTTCACTCTGAGCGTCCTCTATCCACATACCCCACAAGGCTTTGTAATTCTCTATCCTGCTTGTTATCTCATTGCTTGCTATGGTGTACATATGCCCTCCTAACGTTCTGCAAATGTGACAGTACAGCTCTTGTAATACTCACCACCGTCAAGTCTGACAAGCCCCTGCGGTACATAGTCGCTTGCGTTGGCGGATATAGAATAATACTTGCCATTGTGCCAAAACTCCAGCTCTGCAAAATCGGGTCCGTCCTCGATAAGGGATTGTATCTCGGCTGAATCTGCGACAGGAAGCATTGTCCACTTGCAGGGCAGTTTGTATTTGCAGAACTTTCTTGCACCCACAAACAGACCTGTTGTATTCACTCGTCCTGAACCTGCCGTCCATTCGTAACAGTTTACAGGACTCCAGCTATCAGGGTCAGGGTCTGTCACCCACACGCCATTTATCTTTAGCAATGTTCCTGTCAAAATGCATTCACTCCCGTCTTACGTTTATACTGATTGTTGCTGTCCTGCATACACTTGAAAAGCACCTTGCTGTCAACTGTTCCGAAGAACACAGGGTCATAAGCTTTCAGCCAATCAAGTATAGCGTTCAGCACCCTTAACACCTCGTCAAGCTTGCCGTTATCAAGCATACCTTGCAGTTTGCTCAGAGGTGAGATCACCTCCGGGTCTGCCTTTGCGTTCCTGTTATCGCCCACCATTGCAAGGGTCGGTGCTGTCGCAAGTCCACCTGTGGCAAGCTTTGGTATCTCAGGTATGCTTATTGTGTCTAGGTCAAAACCGAAGGTTTCTCCGCCTATGCCAGGCACCCAATCAGGCACATCAAAACTCAGGCTGTTAATGCCGTCGATTATCCAGTTGACCGCACTTTCAATAGCACTGGTCATTTTGTTTACTGCACCGATAATTAGGTTTATAGGTGCTTTCACAACGCTGTAAAGCGTGTCCCACACGCCTTTGAAGATCTTCTTTACACCCTGCCAAGCCTTTTTCCAATTGCCTGTGAAAATGCTCTTGACGAACATTATAATGCCGTTGAGAATGGTCTTTACGCCTCCGAAAGCGTCTGAAAATGTCTTTTTGAACCACTTGCCTATGCCTTTGAAAACGCCCTTGACAGCGTTAAGAAGCTTTGTGAATATTTCCTTTATCTTTGCAATACCCTCAGATACGGCATTATACAGACCTTGTATGATATATCCGCCCATTTCAGCCATGACCTTACTAGGGCTGTGAATACCAAAACAGTTCTTGAAGCCCTCAATAAATGGTGTAAGAACATGGTCATAAAGCCAAGTGCCTATGCCCTTGAAAGCGTCAACGATACCTGTGAAAAGCCCCTCAATGATATTACCGCCACAGTCCTTAATTTTCTCCGTAAAGTAGTCACGGATACTGAAAACAGCGTCCTTGATAAAGCCCCACAGCACTGATACCGCACCGCCTATAGCTGAGCCTATCGTCTTGAAAAGCTTTGTGGCAATGCCGCTCCAATCTATTGTAGAAATGAACGTCCACAGCTTTTCACCTATGCCCTGCCAGTTTACAGTTTGCAGGAAGTTTATTGCCGTATCAAGCAGACCTTTCACACCCTCAGAGATAGTCGTTCCTGCCTTGCCCCAATCAATCTCATCAAACCAGCCGTTCACAGAAGTGCCTATGGACGAGCCAAAGCCCGACCAATTAAAGGTGGTAACGAACGAATAAAGATAGTCGATGATAGCTTGCCATTTTGAAGCAAGGGTCTTGCCGATAAGCGACCAATTCGTTTTCTTTATACCGCCGTTAAGAAAATTAGCCGTACCCTTGCCGAAGCCTGCCCAATCAAACTTCTTCATAAAGCGGTATCCTGCGCCAAAAATAGTGTTTATACCGCCGCCGAAGCTGTCACCAAGTCCTGTCC